TGAACCTACCATCATAACCGTAGTTTCTTGTATTTTCATTAGACCTGAGCCCATTACATTACTAAGAGAGCCTACATTAGATAATGTAGTAGACAAGTGGGCCATACTTTCGGTTACACCTTGAATCACTCCTCTGGCTTTTATTGCTGCAGCTGTAGTTTCCACCAACGAAGCACCCAATGTTTGACGCCACTTGTTGTCTAGACCAAAGAGCATTGTCATTGAGCTTTGCGCAGCTTGTGATGACCTTAGTTTTGCATCAGTGTATCGCATTTCCACAGTAATTTTTCGTGCGATTGCTTCTCTTTCGCTATCGAGTATTCGAAGCTGTTCACGGCTAAGTCGTGCTTCTTCTTCTCGCGCATCGATTAATCTTCTGGTAAGGGCTGTGAGCGATGCATTGTATGTAGTCGCTGAGCGGTCTAAGGAATCTATTTGATTTTCAAGATTTTCTATGGCCTCTGTCGCTTGCTGCCAAGCTCGTTGACTTTCATAGTGTTCTGTTGTAACCTTAGCTAAGGCTTGTTCTAAATTTACTCTATGCTGTTCTAAAAGTGCATTTCTTCTTTCTTCATTATCAGCAAGTTTACCAGCAGCATCAAGCTCTTGAAATTTTAATTTTATGGTATCTTCAAGTTTAGCTACGTGCTGATTGGCCAGGTTGGCTTTTTCTGTGGCTGAAAGGAGAATTGACCGATCCTTATCTACAATTTCCCCTAGTATACCTTCAATACCCTTTAATATTACTTGGTATTCTGCTATTTCTTTAGGGTCAAATCTGTCAGCCATTTATCTTGTCCTCCAAATTATACAAAAGGCCATAAGAGGCCAGTTGTCCTTTCAAATCCTTCGACTGCATCGCTAAGTAGGTATTTTGCTTCTCTTGTTTCTTCCTCATCCATCCCAAGCTTTAAATATGTATCCATATATTTATGTTCTGCTTTAAGTGCGCCAAGAAAAGAACTAATATCATCATCGGTCCCAGAAACGATTAATTCAAATTTTTCAGTTGGCTCTTTTTGCTGGCCAGGCTGTTGTTTATCTTCTGGTGTTAAAACATCATCGCCTTCGTTTTCTTCAGCTTCTGCAACCATTTTTGTGTATTCTTCTGGTGAGGGAATTTTACCAAACATTCTTTTTAAGATTACTTTAATAGTTTCACCAAACATCGCTAAAAAGCTTTCTTGTAACTGATTGTTCTTTAGCTTATAAAAATTAATTTCTAGGGGTCTTATCATTGCGCACTCCTCCTCATACTAATAAATAGTTGTAAAGTTTAAAATAATAAATAGATAATAATAGAAAGGACGGCCTATTTTTGTTTTTGGGCTTTTTCGTAATCTTCTTTTTCTTTTTCGAATTGCTTTATCAATCTTTTTGTAAACCAATTTCTCAAACCAATTGGTAAATTGTATACTTCTATAAAACTCCAATTACCATAATATTTCAATAAAAAGAATTGTTCATATACAGATTCCATATATTTACTGCTTAGGCCAAAAAAAGTCCGTTGTAAACGGAACCTCCATTTCCACTTCCGTGAAACAACTTTGACATCTAACAGTTTGTGTTAAGTCAATGTTTGGTACTAAATCGGTGTAAACCGTCCTTAAATAGTGTGAATCTTTTGCTGGCATATTATCAACAAACTCTGCTATTTGACCACGATCTTCAATTCCGTTGAGAGATACAATAAAAGTTTTCATCTGATCAGTTACTGAATTGTCAATTAAATTATATTTTCTTTTCTTTTCTGTGTATGTCAATAAATTAGCTTCATCTTTACCAGTTAGAAATCGTACTTCTGTTTTAACTTTGGATGATGGTAACTCAATAACAAAAGTTCCATTTTTAGTAGATTGAATTGAATCATCTACTTCTGAATCTTTTGGTTTAATCTCTTCTAGATCAAATGAATGATCGGCATTAGCCTGACAATAAGGACATTGGATTTTTGTTTCATATGTGCTTCCATAGGCAGAAATCCTTGTTCTCATCATTATTGCGTTTTTATCGCCCACAAGAAGGTCGCTGTGTTTTATTGTTTTATCGACAATAAGATTTTCAAGTAGTCTTTCAATTGCAATACCTTTTTTTAACAAGGACATTGAGGTCAATATATCCTCATCCTTCGCAGTCATTTGTTTTATTTCAATATGGTCCTTCTTGTGTAAGGGATGTCCTTCAGGATAAAATTGCCCCTTTGAAGGAAGCTCAACAAAATCTGTTGGTACAACAAAATTTAATGTACTTGAATTGTTTGTTAATTCAGCAATTGAAGGGTCGGAGCCAGCACCTGCGGCTGCTCCAAAGCGCTCTTCATTGTTTCTCATTTTTCACCTCTAAAAATTAATAATATCAACCACCAGAATAAGTAATGTTTGAATCGGATGGGAAATTACTGTTTCTCCCAATTCCTACGCCATCCAAGGCGAACGAATTATTTTTGGTCCATACTTCAGCCCAATCAAATCTTATAGTTACGCTAACGTCCATAAGATCATCGCTATCATATGACAAGTTGCCAAATTTAGCATCTTTTATCCATGGGTGCCTTAGTTTCCAAACTTCAACTTTATTGCCATCCGCATCTAATTGCCGAATTTCTAAGCTTGACAAGGCGGCAACAGCTTTTGTTTTAGAAATAGTTAGGAGTGGAGTACTTTCTGTAATATTTGGATTATATCCTGCAGCTTCTATCATGTGCAAAACTGTTTTTGTTGCGTCTGGTGAAAGTGGATCGACTAAGCTAAGATCTACCGTGCTCCACTCTACACGGCCTGGATAATAATAAGTATGATTAAGGAATCTGTGCGAAGTTTCTGAAATACTTACACTTGGCTTTGAAACAGATTTGATCGCATAAGGTGCAACCCTATTAAAAATAGCTACCCATCTATAAGCTCTCTTGGTCTCGAAAGTCTGCTGGTCATTCCAGAATCCCATTTTTTATTTTCTCCCTCGCACAGTTTGCGCCTCTATCAATAAATAGTACTTACCTTTTTTTTTATCCATTTTAATCTTCAAATGATGCTCCGGAACTCGTAATAATAAAGTCTAGAGCAATAAATTCAATAGCTCTAGCAGGCTTTAAGAAAACTTTTGCATACATGATGTTTCTATCAATCAACTCCGGAGTTGTGGTTGATTCATCTAACACCAGCTTATAGTCTGCGAGGCCTAATCTAGACTTAACGCTGCTCAGCAAAGTGTCTGCTCTTGCTCTAAATGACGCCCAAGTTACATCAAGGTTTGGCTCAAATAATGTTGTTGACGCAATTCTAGAAATCTCTTTTTTCAAGAAGATTAAGAGTCTCCTTACATTGATTCTATCCAATGCCGAAGGAGTTAACTGCAGGGTCTTTTGGCCAAAGATTACAATTCCTTCAGCAGGGAATGATGCAATTGGATTAACGTTAACTTCATAAAGTTTATCTCTTTGTTTTGAAGTTAGCTGTTGATTAATTCCAACAACGGGTACTCCGCCTGCGCCTGTGGCTGTTAATCCGCCGCGGCTAAATCCAGCTGGAGCGAACCAAACATCTTTAACAGAATCGCTGTACGCTAAAGCACCCAAAGCAACTACCGAAGGTGGAGCCCACAAAATTTGATTGGTTTGTGTATCTTTAATTTGTACCCATGGATAATAGGCGGCGCCGTAACTTGAATCAATTTTACGATCTTTCATCGATCGCACTGCTTCATCTACATTGCCTTGGTTTGCCATATCGGTGTTATTATTTTCACCAGTAGGCGTAAAGTCTTTTTGAATATCAATAATTGCCAAAGTATCCGCGCGCTCTTCAGCAACTCTAACCAATCTAGTGGTCAAGTTTGCATTAGTAACCCCTGGCATGGCCAGCAAATTACATTCTACGCGCTCTGGGTCTTTAATGATTTCAATAGCTTTGGTAGCCGAGAAATAAGCGTAACTATTTTTTTCGGTTGCGGCTGCTTTCAAACCGCGCGTTGTATTAAGCGGTTCTTTCTCTCTAATATCAAAGCCGTCAAAACCGCCATAAAGAACTGTAGTAAATTTATCATGCCCCATTGTAGAAGCAGTCAACAAGAAACTACTACCACTTTTCGTGGTGATTGAGTTGGTCGTCTGGCCGTTGCTTCCAGAGTTTTGTCGACTACCGCTAGTATAAAAAACGTTTCCGTTTCCTGCTTCTACAAGATCATCTAAAGAGAAAGCAAATTGAACTTCAGCATTCGTGGCCGTTAAATGAAAATCAACAGTATCTGCAGTGGTTTGATCGGCAAGCGTTTTAAGATAATCAGTAACGCAAGGATCAAATCTAGTTTCGCTAGAGCCAGTTTTCGTAACATCGACTCCCCAATAAGCTTTACTTTGATCAACTATTCCGCCGTCTGTTGCTGCGCCTCTTAATGCAAGTGAGGCAAATGCCAGTGAGGCAGTTAATCTTCCCGAGTTATTTTGTGAGCTTTCATAACCGCACCAAATTTCTCCTGCTGTTAGGTCGCCTTGGAGCCAATGGGGGTCGCCTGCGGGTTGGTTTCGGCTTCCTGTAGCTTCAAAATCCATGCTTGACCCAGCAAGAACAAAAGTATTAGCTGTGGCCGTGCCATCACTACCACCGATACTGCCTGCGGCGCCGCTAAAAAAAGTAAATCCTTTATACCTTGGAGGTCCATAACAACCAAAAGGAACAAGATCTTTTGAATAAGCTGCTTCGTTTGTTTTTACACGGACATATCGTGATTGATTATCATAATTGCCACCAACTTTTAATTGTTTATTAACTTTATCATAAGTAACTTGTTTGTCTCCTATTCTACGTGCGATATAGTTTGGAGAAGAAACGTTCAAGTTGCAACCTGTAAATTTTTCAAGAACGCTTATGTTTTTGTCTGTATCGCTTATTGAGCGAACTGCAACTGAAAATGTCGCCCAGGTTTTATCACTTTTAGCTGGTCGAATATCTTCAATTGATATTTTAATATTATTTTGATTCCATTCTGATCCTTCATCCAAAGAAACAAACTTAAATAATCTTTTTGCCCTTTGTTGGTTGAGTACATCAAAACCTGGAGAAGTTGCAGAAGTATCTTGAGAAACAATCCAGCCGGTTTCAGAAGGAATGTGTTCTTTTGTCTGGTCGGAATATCCATTAGTACCATTGCCTAACTGCACTAAAAGACCCCAGCATGTATTAGCGCTAGAACTGGCTACTAGGGCGTCTTGAACCGATCTTTCAAATGTTTCGCCTAGCCAATAATTTGTTGTACCGGAAGTGGTGGCATAAACATCAGTATTAACTAATTGTGGATTTGTGTTAAAAGCTTTTCGAATATAATTATCAGAATCAGGATCAAAGCTAAAAGCAGTTTCCACAACAGTGGCATCCGAAGAATCCTTAATGACTGCTTTCCATGTGAGTTTATCAGAATTTCCTATTAATACTGAACTTCCGGAAACACTTATAGGTACACTACCAGTTTCAGTGCCTCTAATAGCACCAGAAAGCTGCATATATCCACTGTCCAGATACCAAACAGCAGCAAGAGAGCCTGTTACTCGGGCTTGTTCGTCAGTTTGCCCTGTCGTCGCGGCGCTGGCGGCAAATTGCACAAGTGTCGTGTTGCCTAAGCCACTATCGGTCATTGTAGTATTCCCTCCAGTGCCTCTTATGTTTTGTTTTAAGGTCAACGAACCATCACCATTATTAGTAACAAGAATTGTTCCATTGTGACCATTTGCACTCTCAATACAAGTCCCAAGTCCCGCAGCTATAGCAGTGACGCCACCGGCCGAATCCTCGAACTCAGGTGGGCTTGCAGAGGTGTCAGTACCATCGGCGGCAGTATATGCCACGCTTTTACCGGTGGTATCGGTTATTGTAAGAGTTTTACCAGTTGTAACTGCCCCGGCAAAAGTTACTGTTGCCGTTGCAGGCGTGCCAATTGAAGCAGAAGGCATAACAAACAAACCATAAGCTCCGCCAAGGCTGGCTGCTAGATTTGTGGTTCTCCAGCCAGCAACACCATGATCACCAATAACTCCGGAATTGGCGCCATCATTTGACGCATGGTTTGCCCCAAGAATACGAACAAATGTTACAGGATTATTATTTCTTAAATAAGCTTGCGCAGCATATGCCGCATATGTAGGTCCATTATAATTGCCGTTTCTCCAAACGTCATCAGTTGCTCCGCCAGGAATGGGATTGCCAAATATTTCTACAAATTCTGAATATGAATGAACGGTTGTGGGCCGGAAGCCCGGGCCTCTTTCCGAGCGTCCCATAATGACTGGGCCCATTCTTGCTGGTAGTCTTTCCAATTGTGAACGATCAATTTCGTTGATGAAAATTCCAGGTGAAACGAATCTAAACTTTTTAACTGACATTCTTTTGAGTCTCCTTTTGGCTTATTTAAAAAATAAATTATTTCTCTTATAAATAGTAATAAGAAATTGCAAAATCCTTTACTTCTGCTTAAAATGAGTTTTACTAATAGCTTTCACTAGTTTAGCTCGTTTGGAGAGTTTTCTAAGCGCTGGGCGGCTTTTTTTCGCTGTTGTTCGGTTAAATGTTCATCTATGTCGCCAAGTATGATTCTTTCTCTGGGTATTTTTACTTCAACAGCGTTTTCAGCTATAACCATTTTTGGTGTTTCTTGATTTTTACCTTCGCCTAATAAATAACCTAAAACCTTGATATCTATTCTTGTTTCATATTTTCGTTCTTCTTGGCCTAAACCTGCCAGGTTGTTGTTTGCAGCGAAATTGCCCTGAATAAATCCTTCATAAAAGTGCCCTTTGTTTCTCATTGGAAAATAATTAATTGCACCAGTTTTAGTAATAAATGGCGTTGCTAATTCATTCATTTGTTGTTGATATTCTGTACGTAGTGATATTGCATACGATATTTCAACATATGTTGGCATTGGCATTGATATCCACTCATAAACAACTTTTTTATTTTCTCTAGGAAAATTAAGTTGGTTTTCTAATCTATAAGCATCTGCATTAGCAAAATTAGATGTTTTATCTTGGTTAATTCTCCTGGTAAAAGTGATAGAGCCTCCGTCTTTATTTCTGTCTACGTTACCCCAAAAAACACCTTTTCTGTTCATATCTTTTACAACTGATGTGCGCTCAATTGTAATTAAAGGCAAAATTAAGCTACCAACACCGTCTCTTATATCTTTGTCGTTTTTAATTTGATAAGATCTTTCTGCCGACGTCCAAATAATTGGGGTTTTTTTCCAGCCTTTATTCGTGGTTGCCCTTAGATCCAGCCCAATGACATAATTAAAAAGAGATTCATCGATTAATTCTAAAGTCGATGGAGTTATGGGAAATTCTTTATGTGGCATCGAAAAGCCCTCTTCTGGATTTAATACAATTAGCTTCTATTTCCATTTTATGATCTGTTTGGCCAAACAGTTGTCTTGGTTCGTTTAAAGTAGTTATTTCGTAATATGTATCGCCGTATAAAATAAAGTCTCCTTCCCTAACAAACAAATCTTGGTCTTCTGTTAGTCTTCTCTTGTGAAAATGTACTGTAATAGATGGTTTTCTGTCAATTCCCATGCTTGTTGTTTCAGTGGTATACCCTTTCCAAACAACTAAAACATAAACTCTAATTGGAGGTAAAAATGTTTTTTCTATTGCTTCTCCATATAAAGAATGAAAATTAGTATGTTCTAAGCTTATAGGATAATATGCTATTTGTTGGCCAATGACTCGTTCAATAAGTTCATCATTGACTTGTTTGACAAGATCTCGCTCCTTTTTACCAACAAATAACGGAGGAGGTGGTTTGCTGGGTTGTGACCATTTATTACTTGCCATTTTCTATTATCCCAACACAATAGGCACAGGATAAGGAATTTTACCCTGTACTCCCATTGCAGCTTCTGCCATGGTAGCATCTTTTTCGACTAACTTGGCGTACGTAAGTTCATCTAATGTTGTTTTTAGTTCTTCTCTTAGTTTTTCTTGCTCTTGCTGGCTCTGAGAAATTAACTCTGAGCCGTTTAAATTAACAGTTTCTCCAGGTATAGGAATAGAACTAAATTTACTACGCACTTGTCCTAATGTTTCTTTACTTAAAGCTAAAGCAAATCTTCTAATCCATTGTTTACCGATTGCATTAATATTTTTATAGGGAATATTTTCAAATGGTAGAGTGTTCATATTATTGACACCATCGATACCATCATCTTTTTCAGAATCACGGGCAAAGATATCATTGCGAACATAGAATTCAAACCAGACTTCAGTTGGAGAACTAATAGTTGGACTTGGGAAAATTCTTAGCCTGTTGTTTTTAATTTCATATGAATAATGGCTGTTTCTGGTATAAATTGCATCTTCAAAGGCCATGGCTTGTAATTTATTTTGCCATGCTGGAATAATTTCAAAGGTAGAGTCATCTGCAAATTGGCCATAACTAGCTAAATCGCCAACGGTATTTAAACCACCATAATAACCATAAAATCTCCACATAGCATGAGGTGTTTTGTACCATACCCTTGTTATATAAGCTTTTTTATTGTTAATTTTGCCGAATATTTCTGAGTCGCTATCTGCATCTGCAGTTTCAACAACCGCTTGTAAGTCATAATCTTGTACATTAATAGTCGTTGCAAAAGAGGCCGAATATATTCTTGTAGTGCCACCAAAACCAGCATCTGTGGCCATTCCATCGCCAATTTTTTTGCCATAAGAAAATTGCCATTCGGGATATCTAAGGTTTTTCTTATCTTTATCTGAAGTGGCGCCGGTGGTGATTTTTTCACCATGGTGATTAAAAGTGCCTGTTGCGGCGCCTAAAGCACTTCCAAGAATGTTTTTGGCTTGATGTATATTAACAATATAAGAATATTCTAGCACAGATTCTTCATAAGCTGAAAAAACGCTTCCTGTAGTTATTTCTATGTCTAATACGTCGCCGCCAAGCTTTTTAAAAGTATATGCAACTTGATTTGCAGCACCAGTGCAAAAATACTGGGAAAACATATTGTTGGTCACTGAGTTGTCGCCAATTTGTACAGTTGTGCTAGAATAAACTTGAAAAGGCAATTCAGTGTTATCTTTTACATCGCTTGGCGTGCTTCCTGTTGGAAGTGTAACTTTGCTTGTTTGGCTTGAAGGTGTTAAGGTCGGTACTGCCATTCATTTAGATCTCCTCGCTATAATTAGTTGGCAGCTATTTAAAAAATCTAATTTACTTTTTCTTTGCAGGTTTTCTTTTTCTTGTAGTTTTCTTTTTAAAATCTGGTGTTTTTTTCTGGGGCGGTTTTCTCGCAGAATGCTTTTTTGGTTTTGGCTCAGATATAGCAGATTCGTCAACCTCTTTTACCACAACTTTAGGAACCTTTTTCTCTTCAACTTCTTTTCGTTCTTCAATTACTTCTTCATAAGTTCCAGCAGTTATTGAGAGTGCTTCTTCTACTGCTGCTTTAAACTTTGCAAACTTTGCTGCAAATTTCTTTGCATATTTTGGACTATTCATCCGACGTTTTTTCTTTCCCATGGTAAACTCCTTTTGTTATATTATATAATATTGTGTTGGGGATTTTAAGAAAAAACCCCGCCTGAAAGGCGGGGCTTAGATTTCGTTATATAAACTTATTAAAAATAGATTACTTTACATCTTCATCTTTTTTTGTAAGCTTTTCTACAACTTTTTTTGCAACACTTTTTTTTACCTTTGGCTTTTTTGGTGTTGCCTTTTTTGGGCCAGCCTTTTTGGGGGCAGGTTTGTCAGGTACTTCTTCGTATATTTTCTTATATACCTTCACAGTGTCTGACGACTCTTCCTCAACTAAGATTTTTTTAACTAATCTTTTCATTTTAATCTCCTACTACCTTTCCATGCAATATCTAACATAGTCGACATGCATTACGTCATTATCGTTCGTTTGCTGAACGAATTCGAGGTGTGGAAACATGGCCTCTCCATCCAAAGGTAAATTGCTCGCTGAAGAGTGAGACAATGTGCCATTTATATAATAATGAGCAGTACTGCCATCAAAATAGATACTCAAAGTAACAAAAGTATCGTCGCCCAAATCTGTGCTAGACGCTGTTACTGTCTCGGTATCATCTTTAGCGGCAATTGACGACAATTTCACTGATGCTTGTCCGTCAATTACTTGCCAACCCATGGCAGTGTCTAGACCCCCACCAACAAAGGCGGTATCTACTGCTTCATCACCAGTTGAGGCAAGTCCAGCAAAAAACCCATTATCAGAGGCATCAGTTACCTTTAATCTGGTTTCAAACCAAACTTTTCTTGCGCTCGCCGCATCCAATGTAAACATATGATTTGGAGCAAACAGCCGGGCTATGTTGTCATCCGTAGTACCGGCAAGTACTTTTACACAACCACCCGGAATTGTATTGACAAGAACTGCAGTCGGTGATCCAGCACCGCCAAGAGTTACAATCCAATTGGCGCCAACAAGACCAGAAGCAGCGTGAGCAAGAAAAAAGTCATCATTAGCAACGAGGTCAGTTACACCTGACACCGTTAAAAAGTCGTCAAACAAGCCAAAATATTTTGCTGGCTGTATTTCAAACGCTGGCATGTGAAAACCACCGAGGCCAGATCTAGATCCAGCACTATCTGCTTTAGTTGCATTAAGTTGTTTTAGGGCAGATTCTAATCTTTTACGCCCTATTCTTCGATTTCCCATAATTTATTTCTCCTTTTATATTTTAAGTTATCGATAACTTGATTTTAATCACGAAACATAACCAGCCACGTTCGGTTATGAATCTTCGAGGGTCAGTGGCCTCGACCCAGGAGAGTATTCTCAAGTTACTTATAAATAGTAGGTTGGAAATGAAAAAACCCACCTTAGTTTCCCAAGGTGGGTTTAAATTATTATTTAGCTGTTAACTAATCAGAGATTAGCTAGCGCCTTCCTCACCGAGGAGTCCGCGAACAACTACTAGACCATACATATCAGGTCGGACCATCTTTTTAGCGTAACGGGTCATAACGCCTTTACGCGGTACGAAGTCTTCCGTACCAAAGATAGTGGGAGTAACCTGCAACGGTACATAAGGAGCGTAGACATAGCCACTCTCCAAGAAACTACCGCCTTTACGGCCAACCAATACAAGATTGCGCGGGAAGTACGGATCAACGTAAACATCCCATTTCTTGCTAAGATTACCAGCTTTAACAGCACCAACAGTACCCTTGTCATCGTCATGGGTAATATTAGCACGGAAACCGCTAGTAAACTCAAGAATATTAGCAATCTCGGGGCTAGTCACAAGGAACGTAGCTCCGCCGCGAAGAGTTTTACGGTGAATCTGTGCGGAGACATCATTAAGAGTCTCTACAAGAGTCTCGTACCACTCAGACACGGTACCAGTGAAGTCCGGTGCAGCCGAGGATGCACCAAGCTCAGTGCCCTTTGTACGATGTACAAAAAGACCAGGCGAACGAGACCAGTAATACGTACCAGCAGTTGCCCCTTGGATGAGATCGTTAAGAATCTCGCGGTCAATTTCAAGAGCAATATGCTCAGAAAGAATCGACGTAAGCTCAACTTCTGCATCAAGATTATGATATGCATTGAGGTCTTGACCAAGCTCTGGCGACCACTTAGCTTTAAGCTTTTTGGTGATAGCCGTTACAGCGATTGAATCAACTTTGATATCAATCTCTGCAATGGTGTTTTTCTTAGTTGCGTTACCAGCATTGCCAGTCCCAGGTCTTGGCTCTTCAAGGCCCCAATCGGCCTGACCTACAACAGATCCAATAGCATTGGAAGCTGCAAATGAGTCTTTTATAGGTACAGAAAGGCTATGGTTTGCATCGCCAGTTGCCAATGTGTCGGTACTGTCGGTGGAAGTGACCCAATACATGCTGATCTTTCTTCCGGCGCTACCAGTGAGCACTCCACTTGCATTGTGCCAGCCTCGATGAGTCAAACGACGAAGTAAACGTCCATTGTTTGCCCCTAGACCCATGTCAGACTCCGTAGTATCGGTGACGTTGGTGTGCATCACGATACCTTGAAGCATGTCTAAATTGATCTTATCAAAATCGGCTTGACCAAGACAGGCAACACCATGATAGACGCGTCCTGTAGCTTGTCCTAAGACATCTGCGTCATAACGAATCGCCTTTTTCTGTGCATCCGACAAGTCGGCAATTTTAGTACCGTCAAGATCGAATAGCGCGTTGGTACCAGCGGTACCCGTGGCTTTAATGTTAAACTCAGGGGAGTCCGAGGTTCCGTGATCTGAGTCGGCGTTAACGGCCATCGCAGTCAGCGAACCAGTCGGTGAAGAATATACATTGCTCATGTTATAGAAACCAGATCCAGTGAGGTCTGTGACACCACCGGTAATCTGTGAAGCAACTACTCCACCACCATATACTGAAGAGCTAGCGTCGAGACCGCCGCGGCCATCTGTATAGGTAAAGTCCAGGAAAAAGATCAGACCAGAGGGCAAACTCATGGGCTGAACGCTAACAAGATCGTTAGCGACAAGTCCACCGAATACACGGCGAACAATTGGGAATGCGACGGCTGCAAAGCCCTCAACATCTCCAGCGGCCATTGAACTGGCCTCACGTAGTAACTCTTTAGCTTGATTTTCAAGCAGCCGAGCCATTGTAGAACGATTGTTACCGTTCAAACCTTCAAGAAGACCAGTTTTATCCCACTTAGAAACAACTGCTTCGCCTTCTTTCTTGAGATCGCGGTTAACAAGTCCTTCGGTTAGTTTATTTAAAATAGACATATTTAAATCCTCCTTTAATCAATGTTTATTTAATACCTGCTAAACGTTGCATCCTATCCGTAAATGACGGATCGGATTGCTTTTCCTCTTTACGAGGCAAGAAAGCTGAAGAACGCTTGTTGATTGCTTCGTCCAGTGATTTTGGAGTATCTTGAATAGACCTTATACCAGCCACTGCACTTTGAAGAGTTTCAAAAATTACTTTTGCTTCTTCAACCGTACCCGCTTTTCCAATAGCTTCGACAATTTTATCTTTCTGTCGCTCATTCAGGGAGTCGCTAATTAAAGTGCGGTTTGTATAATGTAAATGCGCATTTCGCACATTTACCTCGTTAAGCTTTTCTTGGGTCTTAACGAGCATTTCTCTAAATTTATTATTTTGTTCGTGTAATTGCCCAGCCTGTTGATAAAGCTGTGCGTGTTCTTGTTCGTATGCTTGGTGTGATTCATAAAGTTTTGCGTAGTCATGTTGATAAACTTGAAGGGCTCGTTGTAATTTATCAATTGCTTCCCGTTGTGTTTCTTGCCCCTCCATAACACCGGCCTCATATGGGGAGGAGTCTTCATATACATCTTCTTCAAGTTCTTCACCTTCTTCGTATACATCTTCTCCGAGGTCTTCGCCCTCTTCATATACGTCTTCTTCGTATACATCTTCTTCGAGGTCTTCGCCTAAAATATCAGCAATGACAGACTCTTGAATGGTGATTACTTCTCTTCCTTCCTCTTCGGCAACTTCTTCGCCACCAGTAACCTCTTCTGCTACTAATTCATGCATTTGTTTTTCTGAAGGGTCAAGATCGTCCATTTTCATCTCCTGTACTAATTCTGATAGGTTGATTGTAACTGTTTTTTGGAGGTCCATCTGGGCTGGAGGTATAGAGGGACCTACATCTTCGCCAGAACCAGCATCCATTCCGCCAGGAGCATCAGGAGTGCCAGGCTGCGCCATTCCGCCAGCAGCACCCATCATAGCCATTTCTTCTGGGCTTGGGCCCTGTTCTAAAAGCTGGTCTACGGCTTTTTTAATATCATTAGAATATTTTTCAACGATTGTAGCTTCTGCATTTTTGATTGCAACCTCTTTTAAGGCTTCTGCGTCGACAATAACTTGATCAAGCATACTAGACATTTATAAACTCCTTTTAAAACAGTTTTCCATAATAAGTAGTCTTTAAAATATTTAAATTCCCTATATTGTTTGAAATTTTCATTCGACACCAATGACCTTTGAAACATCTGCTCTTGCAACATCTATTATTTTGCCTAAACTGCCTGCTACTACGCCTATTACTATGTTACCATATCCCACAGAAACAAACTCGAAGGCGCCGAGATCAGGTGGGTCAGCGCGCGTAGTGCCGCTCAAATCAACTGATGTTAAATTAAAATAACTTAAAGCGGTTCCAACATTGAGAGCGGGCGAGGTGCTAGCAAGAGTCCAGTCTGCATGTATGCCCACAAAACTTAAATCAGGATCATTAAAAAGCGTCAACGAATCTGTATTCTGATAAGACAATTCAGTTGAGTGAAACGAAGCGCTCGTGCCATCAAATTCTCTGCGCACACCATTACTAACAATAGAAGTTCGAAATCCAGCGTAAAGATTATTTGTGGCAGTATCAGATCTAATAAAAGGAAAATTAAGATTTGTGTCAGAATCAAGGCTCATACTAACGATGCAATTTTCTACGCGAGGCGCTGTAATTCCAAAATTGGCATCAGTATGATTAGTGTCAGCGACTCTCGCTATAACAGTGCAAAAACTGGCAGTTGCGCGATCAGTTCCGCCTGCTGCAGCGTAAATGGCTCTAGTGGGAGTATGAGAGGTTGTTCCACTAAAGATAATTAAACAATTGTTTATTAAAGCATTTCTGGAATCGTCCTTGAAACTAATACCATATGGAAGTTGTCCTCCGGATCCGATACCTACATGTATTCGACAACTATCAACTATAGTCCAAGCATCCGTGCTACTATAATCGCCTAGGCCAGTGATACCGCCACAAAAAGAAGATGTAATCGTAACTCCTCTAATATCGTAAGGCCTCTTGTTGCCAACAATTGCTCCAGCGCCAGCAAGTGAGTGTGTGCCAATATCTCTGATTGTTAAATTATGTATGCCAGAACCAGAACCATATAACTCAAAAGCGCTTTTATCTGTGGCGCCATTACCATCAACTATTATATCTTGCCCATGCGCTCCAGAAACAATAACTCCGTTATCATAGCTGTCAACCCACAATTCTTGTTCAAAGCCAGAAGGCATCCCATAACTTGCAGAATATACTGTTTGGGCGCCTGAGCTTTCACTTAAAATAATATAATGAGGGCCAACGTCTGAGAGATTATCATTTATATCTGAACGGGCAGCTTCAATTGTGGTATAAGGATTCGAGGTAGACCCATCATTAGAGCCGCCAGTAAAAGTAACTGAAACATATTTAGTTAATGGCATTATATACTTCCTTAAATATTTTTATGCTATTTCTACCCACGTATTATCAGGTCTAAAAAGAAGTAATATATCACTACTATCATCATCAATGCAATAGCCGACAACTCTTACAATATCGCCAGTTCCAGAAGGCGCCGTAAAATCTAAATGGCCAGCAGTTGTAGAAATATAAACAGGTAAACCGTCTGATGCACCTGAACCCGGAACGTTTAGTACTTCGGTTGATGGCATTTTAATAAAACCGCGCAACAACATGCCATCTGCCCTTGCAGACGTTCCCAGTGCAATTGCAATTAATGATTTTGCAGTAGCTGCAGCATCTGCATCAGTCTCTGTCCAAACACCATCTGATTTTAAATAGTATAACCGACTCTTTGTCAAAGTAGTGTCTGCACTAGGTCCGTAATAAAGTATATCACCAGTGGCCGCTTCGCCATCACTTAATTGGTTTTCAAATGTTGTTGTATGATAATCAGCTTTAACAAACGAACTTCCACTAACTTCAAGACTACCAGAAACTCGCACAAAGGACCCTGAACTTCCAAGAGTAATAGAATCACCTGCGGCAGGCGTATAATAAGCCGGTGAAACTCCTCCTGGGGGTAACCATATACCTCTAGTACCTCGTCGTCTTCTTCCGTGGGACATACTTAAACCCTCTTGTTTAAGATAATTAGATTTTAATATTGTTTTTAGTTTGTATGAAAAGAAAAAACCAGGTCTGCATATCTATATCTAAGAATTAATGTTATCGACTATATCTTATCAATCTATTCCATAATATTCAATAATAATTGTCAGGGTTCCCGTTGCCGGATCAGTTGTGCCATTACCAGTACCCGCATTACAAACATAAACATATGCATCATATGTCGTTTTAACAACAGTGGTATTATACCAAACTTTTTTCAAAACCCCGCCACTAGACATTGTGATATCCGATGCAGAACCGCCATTTGAATCGGCCGTTCCTGATCCGCCTGCACCAAGAAGTTCTGTTCCTGATGATATCGCGCTGTCAGCGGCCGTTGCACTTGTAGCAGATATTTGAACATTATATAGTGCGGTACCTAAATTAGAAAGAGCTTTTGGGATGGCAACAACCCTTGTAATAATTGCATCATTAGGAATTTTAACAGGAGTCGATCCATCAATCATAAATAATTGATTGGCAACATCATTATCGCCACTGTCTGCTTTAGTAATAGATAAATCTACCGCAATTCTATGAAAGCCTGAGCCGACAGACATTCCATTTGGGGGTGGAGAAATAACAAGCTCTTGTGTCCCATCTGCATCGTATTCCAATGTGCCTGGGACGCCACTCGCGGCTGGTGTGCCTATATTTAACGTTATATTGTCCATTACTCCAAACGGCTTGGGACATCTTACATCCGCATAACTATCACCAGTATTAAATCTCATATACGTATTACCAGCTTCTCTAATTTCAAATGCGGCACCATCGTTGTCTGGCATTTGAATTCCGCCACCATCGGCGCCGACGGTAAGAGTAAATTCATTTCCGCCACCTGAATTGCCATACATAATATTGCTGTCGTTACCAGTTCCAAAGTACAGTTTTACATCATCAGCTGCGAGAAAGACATCATTACTAAATTTGGCACCCTGTGAGGCGGTGAATTGACCAGTTGAAGTTATGACATCGGCAGCTGCATCACCAAGAGTTACATTGGCATCAAAAGTAACAGCCTGTTCAAAGGTCGCTGCCGCACCTGCAAAACGAAGTTCATCGGTTCCATTTTCATCATATTCGATAGTGGCGTCTTGCCCGGTACCAAGAGCTATTGCTGTGTCATCCAGCATTACTAGTCGTTTGCTAAAACTTACAGCTTCCTGACCATCGACAGAGGAAACTGTCATATAAATGGTGTCAGTTTCTCTGAACTCAAATGCTTCACCGGAATTGTCAGGAATTTGAAACATTGTGCCGCCTGCGGCGCCTGAAATAATCAACTTATCCGATGCGGTCTCATCATATGAGATTGAAGCATCCTGACCGGTGCCAAAGTAAAGTTTTATGTCATCGGCAACTCGCGGCGCGACACTAAAGAGGGCGCCCTGAGACGCTGTTAATTGGCCAGTTACAGTTACAGCATCAGCAGCGGCATTACCAAGAGTTACGTTGCCACCAAAAGTAGCTGCTCCATCAACGTTAAGAGTATCATCGCATTCTACATGAAGAGTAAAAACACCACCTTGTGAAGCTGTTAATTGGCCAGTTACGGTTACCACGTCGGCGGCTGCATCGCCCAACGCTGAAGATCCAGAAACATTAAAAGTGGTTCCCGAACCAGTAACAAAAATCCTATCTGTATATTGCGGCATCTTTTATTCTCCTATCTCTTCTAACATCATTTTATATCTCTTCTGTGTCTTATTATTTACTACACATAAATAGTTTTCTTCCTCAAGAATCGTCCAATCACCTTTATTGTTTTTAAGGTGAAGGTCGCCAGTATATACATTTGCCCAACGTTTTGAAGAAGAACCAAGATTTGTAGTACCATCGGCGTTAGGTAATATATCTCCACCAGCGGGATTGAAGATAATATCTCCATCAATTGTAAATGTTAAATCTGCTGCTGTTGCATCATCGTCGACAGTGGTTATTGTCGTGGCGCCATGTTGGGCAACTGTAATTGAAAATAAATCGCCCGTGTCTTGATCGTCATAAATTACAAATTTTGTATTATCGCAATCAAGTAAAAAGTGGCTAGCATCGGCATCTTTAATATGAACTTGGCCGCCATCGGCATCAAGAACCATATCTCGTCCGGACATCAAATAAAAATCATTACTAGGAGAACTTGAAGATAATGTAAACTTATTGGCAGTATTGAAATTGAGAGATCCTGAAGTCGCCCCACCAGCTTTAAAGAAAATATCGCCACCATCGGCATCAAGAACAATGTCTAAGCCAGCGTCCAAAGCAATGCCACCAGCGTCTGCTGCAATATTTACAGCACCAGCGCCTGTACCTGCATCGTTCTGTATAAGGATTGTTTGTGACGTTCCCGCATCAGCATGAAGCTTAATAGCTCCAGCCGTGTCATGATTGGCAGTTACGACAAATTGGCCGCCCTCTGCCCATAAATCTTTAGTATCTGCCCAGGCAAGACCAATGCCGCCAGCAACAGTACTCAATAAAATTGCACCAGCAGCATCTGTGCCATCTGTGGTGCCTGCAGTGTTAATCGTCGACCATAGTTCACTTCCAGCAGTTCCATGTGGCGACCATATTGTTTCTACAGCGCCATTTAAACCTACATTGACCGTCTGTCCATCAACAACATTAATATCAATAGAACCGGCTGCGGAATCAAGACTAATTGCTCCATTCGCATCAACATCAACACCACCTGCAGTGGCATTAATATCAATAGCATTCGTGCCTGTACCTGCGGAGCTAACAGTGAGCGTTTGTGTAGAACCTCCAGATACGCTTATAGTAAGATCTTTATTTGAACCAGCAACAGTGAAATTTGAATCATCAGTGCCATCAATAGAGATTCCAGTTCCGTCAACTGTTACAGTGGTTGTGGCATTGATATCAACAGTTGAACCTGCTGTAAGATCAAGTTCTGCAGAAGATGCAATTGCTAAGTTTGTGCCGTCACCTTCAATCTTTTCACCATCATCGCCAAATGTAAGACCAATGCTTGCAGGAATATTAATGTCGCCGCCGGATCCAAGGCCAAAATGAATGTCTGTGCCGTCTCCCTTCAAATATTCTTGGTCGGCACCAATTTTAAGTTTTTTGCCGGAAGCAATTGTGGCGCCATATGAAGCAGTTACCTGACTTGAAAAAGTACTAACATCGTCAACACTGTTGCCAAAAGACGTATCCCCTCGATATGTAGTTGAGTCATGTACAATTGTTTTAAACTCATAAGCGTTCAACGTTCCAGAAACGTGTAAATTTCCAGAAAGTTCGACAAGTTCTCCGGAGTTTGGGTAAATTGTATCTACATATAGCTTGCTCATATTTATTAATTCCTCTTATTAATTAGATTTATAGATCCTCAATGTCCTTAATTTTCACAACCGATCCGCTACCAATTGTCAATGACCCAGTGTGTATAATTCTTATTGGTCCAAATAAAACAGAATTATAAAACTCTGGAACTGTCGTTGGCTTGTTTATTTTTGATGCATTTCCATAGCCCATGCTTGATAAAAATCCAGCTGTTTTCATTGAACCAGAAAACTGTACAACTCCGGTGCCGGTCGAGCCAGTTATTGAAGTAGTAAACACGGCCATTAGTCTTCGACCTCCTCTAACATCATTTTATATCTCTTTTGTGTCTTATTGTTCACTACACATAAATAGTTCTCTTCCTCAACAATTGTCCAATCTCCTCTATCATTTTTAAGATGAAGGTCTCCAGCATATACATTAGCCCAACGCTTTGAAGCAGATCCTAAATCATGTGTATCATCAGCGCTTGGAAAAACACTTCCAGCAACATCTAGCAAGGCAGCTGGAGTTGTCGTTCCAATACCGACGTTACCGGAACCAAGCACGGTCAACAGTTCGGTGGTATGGTTTGCAACCTCCAAAACAGTTTCAGCAGAAGCTAAGGCTTGAACTGTTGTTCCACTTCTTTTTGCTCCAATGATTTCAACGGTTGCAACCGTATCTGTGTGGGTATCGTTAGAAATGCCTCTCAAAGCTAGTGAACGAGCAGCTGCACTTTCCTGATCTGATATCCCGTTAATCAGTAGGCCGCCCTGAGTTTGGTGTATCGGGCCAATGTCACCATAAGCATTGGTCTGGGCCACATTTGTTATTCCATGTACCACATCGTCGTCGGTTAACACCAAATGCGCATTATGGACAGCCGTAAGATCACGAGAATTCCCAAGCTCTGTCCAGCTTCCGCTAGCATGGTCTTTAAAAAGTAACGTTCCGTTTTTGTTTTGCGTAAAGCCAACAGCTGTGCTAGCATTAAGACCGCCGCCCCAGCTAAGATAAGCGCTTTGTGAAAGCGCACAGGCGCCTGTTACGTAAAGCGCTGAATTGTTAGCCATAAAACCAGTGCCATCACCTGCCATTTGAATCACCTCTCTTTGTAATCATAATTAAATTATGCACTTCTACAAATATAAATAGTAAATTTATTTTTTAATAGATAAAATAATATTATTTTTCCGGACTGTCAATGGGGGTCATCTCAAGTTTATCAATCTATTCCATAATATTCAATAATAATTGTCATTGTTCCTACCGATGGGTCAGTTGTACCGTTACCAGTACCGGCATTGCAAACATAAACATACGCATCGTATGTCGTTTTGACTATAGTGTTATTATACCAAACTTTATTCACAACTCCGCTGTTTCCTGCATTGGACATTATGATATCCGCAGCAGAACCGCCATTTGAATCGGCCGTTCCTGATCCGCCTGCACCAAGAAGCTCTGTTCCTGATGATATCGCGCTATCAGCAGCCGTTGCACTTGTAGCAGATATTTGAATATTGTATAGTGCAGTATTTAAATTACTGAGTGTTTTTGTGACAGCAACAACCCTTGTAATAATTGCATCATTAGGAATTTTAACAGG